TTAGAGATGGAAAGTGACTTTCAGCTTGTAGCTTCCTACAATCCTTGTCCATGCAAGTTTAAAAGTTGATTTGTTTAAATTTATTAGTTTTGCATTTTCATCTAAATCGTCATCTACATCCAAATCATATTTGAAATTCTTACCAACAGGGAATTTAAAGTTTATTTTAGGTGTAATAATTTTATCTAAACCTTTTTTTACGTAATCAATTTCTATAGATTCTATTAAAAAATTTATTATTTCTTTCTTCTTATTAAAATCAATTTTATCTAAGTTAGTTGAATATTTTTTCATTAAGTCTCTAAAATTATCAGTTATATTATTTACATTATTTTCGATAGAGTATTTTTTTTCTATTTTCCTATAAAGTTCATTTAAAGTTTCTTTTTCAATATTTATTTTTTCTAATTCCTTTTCTACATCATCATCTGTTAATAAATCTTTTCTATATAAATTTAAAATTTTACTTTTTTCATTATCGACATTTTTAATTTTACATTCAATTTTTTCTAGATCTTTTTCTACAGAATTTAGTTTAGTATCTTTATTTAAAGATATAGTAACATTGTTAATTATTTCATCTACATTTAGAAGAATATCATTTTTAATCATGTCCCATATAGCATTTTCTAATTCATTCTTTGGAACATTTAAATTATCGCATTTCTCTCCAAGTATCTTTTTTCTATCACCTCTTTTAGTTGCACATACATAGTAAGCAAGAGAACCATTTTTATAAGATACACCTTGATAAGCTCGTCCGCATTTAGCACATTTTATAAGCCCTCTTAGTAAATAATCTACATTTTTAGTATTTCTTTTAGCTACACTTCTATTATGTCCTCTTAATTCCTTTGCCTTATTCCATAAGTCTTTATCTATTATTTGAGGAACATTCCTTATTATAGTTTCTTTTCTTCTAGTACCTCTTTTCCCGTATTCATGTATTCCTATATAAGTTGTATTAGTAAGAACTCTCAATATAGTACTTTGTCTCCATTTACCGGTTATAGTCCTATTTCCTTTCCCTTTTCCCCTAGAATAATTGGTAGGGATATTTAAAGAATTTAAATAAAGTGCAATCTCCAATGTAGATGATTTATCATTAACATACATATCAAATATCTTTTTTATAATTTTAGCTTCATCATCATTTATTTCTAAATAGCCATCTTTATTTACAAAATAACCATAAGGTACTATTCCACCAAGCCATTTACCTTTCTTAGCTGCTCTTGTAGCTCCTAAGAACATTCTATCTAATATATTATTTCGTTCTAATTCTGCCATATTAAGATAGGTGATAAATTGGAATCTACCAGTGGGAGTGTTAAGATCAAAAGGTTCTGTAACACTCATTATTTCTATATCATATTTTCTCAATGTTTCAATAGCACTTAATCCGCTTAATGTATCTCTACCAAATCTATCAATTTTCCAAACTAAAATTGTATCAAATAATCCTTCTTTAGCATCATTAATTAAGTCTTTTCCTGCTGGTCTTTCTTCAAAAGCAACAGTTCCAGAGATTCCATCATCTAAATATTCTTTATAAATACTTAAGTCGTCCTTCATTTCAACATAAGTATTAAGTATTTCAACTTGATTTTCTATAGTTTCTCTTTCTTTTTGATCATCACTACTAACTCTGCAATATAAAGCAACTTTCTTCATAATAATCACCTCTATTTATTAAATTTCTCTCTTTTTTTAATAATAAAATTAAATACATCATTTAATGTTTCTTCAATTAGATTTCTTTCAGTATCAGTTAATTCTTTATCATTTAGTGTTAACTCATCAGAACTAAGTATTAAGTTTAAAGCTTCTTTTATATCAGTTACACAGTATTCTTGTTGTCCATCTTCCATAAATAATTCTTCTACACTTACATTAAGAGCAGTACTTATTTTATTCATTGTATTACTATTTAAATTTTTTCTTTTTCCATTTTCTATTTCATTTATAGTAGCCTTACCAACTCCAGCCTTTCTAACTAAGTCTGCTTGACTCATATTTTTTTCTTCTCTTAACCTTTTTATATTTTTACCTACAATACTTATTTCCATTTTAATTAACTCCTTTTTAAATAAAAATTGTTCTGTTTATAGAACTATTTTAACACATTGTTCCGTTTATGCAACAGAAAATAGAGAAAAAACTATTAATTTTTTTAGGAAAACTTTTTAAAATTGAGTAAAACGTAGAAAAATGTAGAAAAATTAATATAAATTTTATAAATAGTTAAATTTGTCTATAAATAGAGAAAAATAAAATTTGTCTATTTCCGTAAACGGAATTATAATAAAGCCATAAGTTCCGAGAAAGGAACGAAGGGAAAAGAGGTGTTAAGTTGAATAAGGCTATAAAGCAATTTATAACTTCATCTAATCTCGGAGTTGTAAATTTTGCAAAAAAAGCAGGGGTCCATAAATCTGTTATATCAACATTAGTTAATGATAAAAGAGATTTTAAAAAAATGACGGTAGAAAATGCTTATAAAATTAGTAAAGCTATGGATTGTTCTATCAATAAAATTTATGAGGAAGAAGGTAAGGAAAATGATATTTAAGACAGTTGTAGTTAAAGGGAAAAGAAGAACAATGATTATAAAAGCAAATTCAAATGAAAGTGCAAATAATGATGCATTAAATAATGCGGTTCTAGTTGTATTAGGTCCAGGTTATGAAATTAAGGAGGGGAAGTAATGGAAGAGGTTACACGAAAAGGAACTGATTTAGTAAGGAAACAAATGGTTGAAATTCAAACTAAAGAAGGACAACTTGTAGTAAGTAGTAGACAAGTAGCAGAAGATTTTGAAAAGAGACATGCTGATGTTATTAAAACTATAGAAGAAAAGATGGAGGTCAACGAAATTTTACGTTCACCTAAATATTTTATAGAAAGCACGTATAAAGATAAATCCAATAGAAATTCTAAAGAATATTTATTAACTAGAGATGGATTTAGTTTTTTGGTTATGGGTTTCACAGGAGCAAAGGCTGATAATTGGAAACTTAAATATATTGAAGCATTTAATAAAATGGAGCAAACATTAGATCCTTATAAGGGAATGAGTCCTGAACTTAAGTCAATTTTAATGTTAGATAAGAAAACATTAGAAATTGATAACAGAGTTAAAAAATTAGAAAATACTATGACTATTGATTATAGCCAGCAGGAAGAACTAAATAGTTTAGCAAGAAAAGTTGTAGTACAAGCATTAGGTGGTAAAGATACACCTGCATATAAAGAACTAAATAAGAAAGCTTTTAGTCAAATTTGGAAGGATTATAAAAGGATTTTAGGAGTTAATTCTTATAAGAATACAGCAGTTAAGGATTTAGATTTTGCTAGAAGGATATTAATAGATTGGAAAGCGCCAAGAGAATTAGAACTAATGATAAAAGGTGCTAATAGTCAAATTCAATTCTAAGGAGAAATAGATATGCTTTTAAAGTATTTGGATAAGTTAAAGCAAATTACTACTAAAGAGCAATTTAAAGAAATACTTAAGATTACAGAAGATGATATTAAATTCAATAAGGTTATGTTTAATAAGAGGACTAGCTCTCAAGAATTTATTCTTATATGCAATAGAAGTCTAAATCTTGTAAAAAGATACATTTAAAGGAGGATTTTAAAAATGAGAAGTACAGGAATCGTAAGAAAAGTAGATGAATTAGGAAGGATAGTTCTTCCAATAGAGTTAAGAAGAACTCTAGATATAGCAGAAAGAGATTCTTTAGAAATTTTTGTGGAAGGTGAACAAATTATATTAAAGAAATATGAACCAGCTTGTATATTCTGTGGTGATGCTAAAGAAGTTATCAATTTCAAAGGGAAAATGATTTGTAAGAACTGTTTGAAGGATATTAAGAGGTAATCAAAATGATGCACTTTAAAATAATTTTTATATTGTTAGTTTTAGGGATAGAGCTAATAAGCTTTTTCTTAGCATCAAAAAAGTTTATATATGCTACTAAGAAAAAAGAAAGAGTTGAGTATTTAATAATGCTTTTAGCTGCACTTACAGGATTTATAGTTCTTATAAACACAGCAGTTTACATTATTTAAAAAGAAAGGAGATATCAAATTGGAAAGAAAAAAGATAGAAAACATGGTTGAGTATTGTGGGAATGCATTTCAATGCAGAGAATGTAAGTACGATAAACTTTGTGATGAAATAGAAGATAAAGTAAAACTTGGTACTATACCTTCAAGATGGAGTGATAAAGATATTGATTATATCTTAGATGAAATTAATAAGGAGGATTAAGAAATGGATAAGAAAGAATTGTACAAACAAATAGAATGTCTACATCATGATCTTAAAAAATTTGAAAGCATCAAAAGTGATAAAAACTTATTAGGGAATGATATAAAAGCTTTAGAAGCAGTAATGGACTTAATAATGCTTGGAGCAGGAGCTTTTACTACAGATGAATTAGTGAGTGAACTAATGAAGAGAAATATAGAAAATGTACTTCAAAACTTAGATGATGGAGCAGTAGATTAATCAATGAGGTGTAGCAATGCTTAAATTCATAAGAAAATTTTTAGGATTAGGAATGACTAAAAATGAAAAGAAAAGCTTTATAAGGACTTTAACATTGGAGGATTAAAGCTATGGATAATTTTGAAATAGCAAAGGAAGCAGTTAACTTATATTTTGATGGATTTTCAGCTAGAGAATCTATTGTAAAAGCAAATGAAATGTGTCTTGGCGTCGACCAAAACAACCAAGACACTAAGAAAAATGATTTTAATAATATATTACCACCAGGAGTGGATTTAGACAACAACCAAGTTTATTTAGAAAATACAGGAGATACGTTAGGAGATATTGAGGAGGTATTTGGATGCAAATAAGATTAGTAAATTTAGAGCTGCACAATTTTAAAGGAATTAAAGAGCTTAAAGTAGAGTTCGGAAAAGTAACAAGCATTAAGGGAGATAACGGACTTGGAAAAACAACAATAATGGATGCTTTTAACTGGCTTTTATTTGATAAAGACTCTAAAGATAGAAAGAACTTTGAGATTAAAACTTTAGGCGAAGATGGACAAGCATTACATGGCTTAGAACATAGCGTAATAGCAGTTTTAGAGATAGATGGTAATAACATTACTCTAGGTAAGGTTTATAAAGAAAAGTGGACTAAAAAACGTGGAATGGCTACTAAAGAATTTACAGGACATGAAACACTTTATAGCATAAATGAAATTCCAGTTAAGAAAAAAGAATATGAGGAAAAGATTAAAGAAATCCTTATTGAAAAAATCTTTAAATTAGTTACTAATCCGACTTATTTTCCTAGTTTAGGTTGGAAAGAACAAAGAGAAATTATTCAAGAGATTATAGGTGATATAAATGACGACAGTGTTATTAACTATAACGATAGTCTTATAGCTCTTAAAGGTAAATATGAGGACTCTGTAGATAACTATAGAACAAGAACTAAAGCGACAATTAAAAAGCTGAATGAACAAATTAAGCAAATACCATATAGGATTGATGAATGTAATAACAGCATAGTTGATGAAGATTTCAAAGCATTAGAAATTCAAAAAGGTAACTTAGAAAGAGAGATAACTGCAATTGATGACCAACTAGAAGATAACGGCAAAGGAAATCAAGTTTTAATAGAACATAAGCAACACTTATTTGATTTAAGACAGGAGTATCAAGAAAAGCTAAATCACGCCAAATTAGTTGCTAGAAATCCTTTAAATAGATTAGAAAAGGAACTTCAAGATTGTAAAAATAAAGTTAGAGAATTTAATTATGAAATAGATTCTAAAGAAAGAGAACAAAGAAACTTAGAAAATAATATAAGAGATATTGCAAAGTTAATAAAAAATTATGAAATAAAAGTTGCAGAACTAAGAACGGAGTATACACAAATTGATAATGAAGTTTTTAAACTTGATTCAAGAGCAACAGTTTGTCCTACCTGCAATAGAGAGTTAGAAAATTCAGAAGAAATCGTTAAAGATTTAAAAGAAAAATTTAACTTAAGAAAAGCTAAAAATAAAGAAGATATAGTATCTAAAGGTAACTTATTTAATGAAAGAATAAAAGAAAATGAAAATTCTATTGGAGAAATTAAAGCTAAGTTATGGGATATAAAACATGATTTAGAAGAATTAAATTCAAATAAGTTAGTCGCAGAGCAGGAAGCTAAAAATATAGAAGATAAGATAAATAATTTTAAATTAGATGATAATTTAGACTTTGAAGGCAAGGAACAATTAGAACGTGAAATTAAGGCTACAGAAGAGGATATAAGTAACTTTAAATTAGAGAGCAATTTTGAACTAAAAGAAAATAAAAGAAAACTTCAATGTGATTTAGAACAAGTTAATAAGCTTTTAGTTGCAAAAGATAATAATAAAAAACTAAAAGAAAGAATTAAGGATCTTGGAGAAGAGGAAAGAGATTTAAGCAATAAAGTTGCAGAACTTGAAGGTCAATTATTCTTATGCGAAGAGTTTGTAAGAACTAAAGTAGAACTTTCAGAAGGATTAATAAACAAGAAATTCAAAACATTAAAATTCAAGCTATTCAATGAACTAATCAATGGTGGATTAGAAGAAACTTGCGAAATTCTTGTAGAGGGAGTTCCTTATAGTAATGCAAATACAGCTTCACAAATAAATGCAGGATTAGAGGTTATAAATACTCTAAGTAATCATTACAACGTAATAGCACCTATTTTTATTGATAATAGAGAAGCAGTAAATGAAATTATAAAAACTGATAATCAAATAATTAACTTAATAGTTAGCAATGACAAAGAATTAAAAGTTGAGGTAGAAGAATAATTAGTAATTTAGCAAAGGTTAGAACCTTATTAGAAACTATAAGAATAATAGCACCTCATTTAAATGATAATGAAATTACTGCAATAGGATTAATTTTAAATAGTGCTATTGAAAGAATGGAAAAAGAAAGCGAGGAAAATTAATTGAGCGTTAGATATATAGTCCAAAATGATAGCATGAAACCATCATATGATTGGTGTCATATATGTTCATTCGCAACTTTAGAAGATGCAAAAAAATTCATAGAAAAAGAAAAGAAAATTAATCCAAAAATAAAATATAGAATACTTAAGCAAACTACAGAAACGATAGAAAGTGAAGAGTAATGGCTGATTTAGGAAGGATAAGATTTATACAGAAATCACTAAATAATATAGCACCAGTAATGAGTGATGATGAATTATATATTTTAGAATCACTTCTGTTAGTAATTACAAGAAGAATAATAAAAAGAAATTATGAAAGTGAGGATTAAAAAATGTCAGAGAATAAACAATTACAAACTAAACAAGAAAAGAGTATATCAGATAGTGTACTATCAAGAATTAAAGAATTTGAACAAAGTGGAGATATAGCTTTTCCACCAAATTATAACTATGCAAATGCTTTAAAGTCAGCTCAACTTATACTAGCTGAAACAGTTGATAGAAATAAAGTTCCAGTATTACAAAGTTGTTCTAAAGCTAGTATATGTAATGCATTATTAGATATGACAATACAAGGATTAAGTCCAGCTAAAAAGCAATGTTACTTTGTTCCTTATGGTGGTAAATTACAGCTTATGAAAAGCTACTTAGGCAATATAGCAGCTACTAAAAGACTTAAAGGTGTTAAAGATGTATTTGCAAATGTAATTTATAAAGGTGATGAATTTGAGTACAAGCTTAATTTAGATACAGGATTAATTGAGATTGTTAAGCATGAACAAAAATTTGAGAATATCGGAAATGATATTTTAGGAGCTTATGCAGTAGTTGTTAGAGAAAACGCCCCAAATTATGTTGAAGTAATGAATATGAAACAAATTCAAAATGCTTGGAATCAAGGCACAGCATACAAAACTGGAAAATCAACTGCACATAATAATTTCAAAGATGAAATGGTAAAGAAAACAGTAATAAACAGAGCTTGTAAGAGATTTGTTAATACATCAGACGATTCAGACACATTAATTGAAAGTATAAATAGAACTAATGAATATAGAGAAGAGGATATTGTTGAAGCTACTCACGAAGAAGTTAAGGAAGAAATAAAGGAAAATGCTAATACAGTAGCTTTAGACTTAGAAGAAGATACACCAGTTGTAAATGCAGAAGTTGTAGAAGTAGATGAAGTACAAGAGGTTCAAGAAACTTTAGAACAAGCTAAAAAAGATGCAGATGTTCCATTTTAAGGGGTGAGTATTTTGGTAAAAACTTATTTTGATGATGAAGGATATGAATATACAGCATCTAATCATAGGTTAAGATATAATCCGGAATTACATGAAAATAACGGAAAAAGATGGACAGATGAAGAATTACAATATCTTTGCCAAATGAGACCAACAATGAAATACAAAGATTTAAGTCTTGCATTAGGTAGAACTCAAGGAGTTTGTGCCAGTAAATATTACTATATCAAGAAAGCTGGATTAGTAGATTATTATAAAAACATTAATTTAGAAGGTGAAGAATGATTAAGGTATTAGCTACAGGATCTAAAGGAAATTCTTATATAGTTCAAGCAGGGGAAGAAATTCTTCTCCTTGAACTTGGAATAAACTTTAAAGAAGTCCTAAAAGGCTTAAAATTCAATTTAAATAACGTAGTAGGGTGTTTGGTTTCGCACGTTCATAAAGACCATTCTAAAGGCATAAAACAAGCTTTAAAGCATAGTTTAAATGTTTATTGTAATGAAGATGTTGCAAATAGTGTAACTACTGATAAGAGAAGAATAAAAGTTATAGAGCCATTAAAGAAATTTAAAGTTGGTGGATTCACAATATTACCTTTTGATTGCCAACATACAAACAATGACGGGAGTGTTTGTCCTAATTTAGGGTTTCTAATAAGTCATAAGGCTCTAGGAAAGGTTTTATTTGCAACAGACACTTATTACCTTAAGTATACGTTTAAAGGCTTAGAACACGTTTTAATTGAGTGTAATTACAGTGAAAGAGATTTAAATATGATTCCACCTGAAAGAGTTAGAACATTAAGTAGTCATATGAGTTTAGAAATTTTAAAAGAAACTCTTAAAAGTTGGGACTTAAGCAATACAAAAGATATTACATTAATCCATTTAAGTGGAGAATATGGAGATCCAAATTATTTCAAAGAAGAAATTCAAAAAGCTACTGGATGCATTGTTAATGTAGCAGGTACAGGAGTAAAAATATGAGGAAAAGGAAGAGTTGAAAATGGAAAATTGGGAAGTTCAAGAAATGAAAGATGATTTGTCTATTTTAGAATATGAGATGGAAGGAACGAGAGAGTGTGAGTTGCTAAAAAAAGCATGTAACTATATTAATGATTTAGAAAAAATGCTAGTTGAAACAGCAAAAGATGAAGATAGAGCCATAAAGTTATTAAAAGAAAGTGGCTATATAGTAACAAAACTAACACCAAGACAGTTAAATGATATGAAGAAATGTGAAGAGTGCAGTTGTAATGATGAAGAAATGGAATGTGCATATTGTTCTTGTAGTGTATGTATAGCACAATGATTTGTAATACAAAAACGGAGGAATTATCTATGAAGAATCTTGAGAATATAAATTGTTTGTATACAAAAGAAGTTGTATGTCCTTATTGTGGAAATGAGTTTACTGATAGTTGGGAATTGGATGATTCAGAAGATGAAATATATTGTGATGACTGTGATAATACTTTCGCTATGGAACGACATATTGAAGTAACTTATTGCAGTTATAAGAAAAAAGAAGAAGGGGTGCTAAAAGATGATTAAAGTAAGTATATATCCAAATGAAAAAGAAAATGAAGGTTGTGAAACCACAATAGAAAAAGATGGAGTTGAAATGAAACTGAATACAAAAGAAACAAAAGAGTTATATAGCTCTTTAAGTTTAGCAGCAAGTTTTGAATTTGAACTTCCATTCTAGGAGGTGAAGGAATGGCACAAAGAAGAATGTTTGCAAAAACAATAATAGATTCAGATGCTTTTTTAGATATGCCATTAAGTACTCAAGCATTATATTTTCACTTGAGTATGAGGGCTGATGATGATGGATTTTTAAATAACGCAAAAAAAATCTCGAGAATGATAGGAGCATCAAAAAATGATTTTGATTTACTTCTTATGAAGAATTTTATAATTCCTTTTGAAAATGGAATATGTGTTATTAAACATTGGAGAATACACAATTATATTAGAAATGATAGATATAAGCCTACAGTTTATCAAGAAGAATTGAATAAATTGGTAGTTAAAGATAATAAAGCATATTCATTTGAAGCTAAATTAATAGAAGATAATAATGAAACAGAAGAACTCGAAACACCTGAAGATATAAGGGATAACGAGGGTGGTATACCAAATGTACACCAAATGGAAACCCAGGTTAGGTTAGGTAAGGATAGGTTAGAGTTAGGTAAGGATAGGTTAGGTAAGGTTAATAATAGTATATCTAAAGATATACTTGTACCAAAAAGTTTGGTACCTATAGCTAATGCATGGAACTCTTTAAACTTATCTAAGATAAAAAGCATTAAGGACAATAGATTAAAAATGCTTAATGCAAGAATTAAGGAATATGGAATTGAAACAGTTATAGAAACTATTAAAAGCATAGAAAAGAGCAGTTTTCTTAAAGGACAAAATAATAGGAATTGGATTATAACATTCAATTGGCTTATTAAACCTAATAACTTTACAAAAGTTTTAGAAGGTAACTATTTAGATAAAGAAGGTGAAAGTAATGCAGGAAATCCTAGAGAGGTTAATGAATCAAGCCAAACTAAAAAGCCAGACTTCTCATGTTTCGAGTAATTATAAATGTGCTAAGTGCAAAGATACAACTTGGATTCAAGGCAAAAATGGATTGAAAAGATGTGAGTGCTATGAAATAGATCTAGCAAATAGACTTTGGGAAAACTTTGGTGTAGCTACTGAAGATATAAAACCTTTAAGGGATTATGAACCTTGGAATGAAATAACTACTAAAGCTAGAAAAATCGCAGTAGATTATATAACTTCTTTTGATTCTATAAAAAATGATAGAGAAAATGGTTTCTGCCTTATGGGACAACCAGGAGCAGGAAAGACTCACATAGTTACTGCTGTAGGTAAGGCTTTAATAGATAAAAGAATACCAGTTGTTTATATGCCTTATTTAGAAGTGATGAGAGAGCTTAAAGCTTGTAGCATGGATGAAGAGTATTACAACAAGAAAATAGATAAATACAAAAGAGCAAAGGTCTTAATAATTGATGATTTATTCAAAGATAAAGTTAAAAAAGGAAAACTAATTGGAGAATTAAGGGAAGCAGATTTAAAACATATATATCCAATATTGAATTATAGGTACTTAAACTATCTTCCAACGCTAATAAGCACAGAATGTACTCCAATGATGTTACTAGACTTAGACGAAGCACTTGGAGGGCGAATACTAGAATGTTGTGGGAAAAGATTTGGAATAACATTTAAAGGTGATTGCAACTACAGACTTAAAAAGTTTATGGAGTGATAGAAAATGTATTGTAATAAATGCAAATTTTTAAAAAAAGATACAAGCAAATTATTTAATGGCATTAGTATTTCATGTAGCAAATATAAATATCATTTTGGTTTTGCTACTAAGGTTAATAAAATAAGGACACCTAATTGGTGTAAGGAAGTGAAAAAGGATGAGTAATGCATTGGAAGTTAAAACAATGAATAGGCAACAAAGGAGAGCTTATCAGAAAACTATTGATTGGGTTAACAACTTAAGTAAGGACAAACAAGAAATAATAGATAGAGTTGTTAGGGAAAGAGCAGCTGCTATGAACCTTGCTGAAATGGTTAATTTTCAAATGTCATTTTCAGCAGCTTTAATAACATTACATGAAGATAAATTCACAATGAATGATATTCAAGAATTAGTAGTATTAGCTAATAAATATGCTGATGATAGAGAATATATAAGAAAATACGGAAAGGATTGGATGATTATGTTTGAAAAGCAAAGAGAAGAAATGAAAAAGGAAATGAAAAAACTTTATGAAAGTGGAACTAAATCACAAAATGCAATGGTTAAAGCTATAAAGGCAGAAAAGAAATTTAAGGATATAGCTCAAAAAGATATAGTAGTAGTATTTAAAGAACTTAAAGATGAATTAGCAGGAGTCAAGATTAAAGATATGAATGAAAGTAGAAAAGATGTTGAAGATGCTTTAGCTTATATATTTGATGATAATAAAGAAGATGAAAATTTGGAACATAAGGACATACCAAAAAATATAGAAATTGGAGATAAAGCAATAGTTCTTGATAAAGAAGAAAATAAGGAGGTAAAGAAAATGAGTAAATTAAAGATTATTAAAAAAGAATTAGAGATAGAAGGTGAATACGGAATTTATAAGGTTAAAGATAATACAGTTATAAGCCCAAATGGTAAAGAGTTTAAAAGTGTAGAAGAAATAGGAAAATATGAAAAAGAAAAGATAGCAGAATTTGCTAGAACAATGACAGAATTAAAAGATGTTTTGCAATACGTTTAAAATTAATTTTAAGAGGTTTAAATATTAAATAGTGTAATTACATTACTTTAATATAAAAATCGTTGTACAAGCTAAAAATAAAAGAATTAACAATGTATATGATTAAGGAGTGGTTATTATCAATAAAGTAATTTTAATAGGACGATTAACTAAAGATCCTGAATTGAGATTTGCAGCAGGAAGTGGAAACGGAGTTTGTAAGTTTACAATAGCAGTAAATAGGCAATTTAAAAAGAATGAAGCTGACTTTATAAATTGTGTAGCATTTGGGAAACAAGCTGAAACAATAGCACAGTATATGCTAAAAGGAAGTCAAATAGCTCTTACAGGACATATTCAAACTGGCAGTTATGATACACAAGATGGAACAAAGAGATATACAACAGATGTGCTATTAGAAAGTTTTGAATTCGTTGGTGGAGGAAATAAAAATCAAAACAATAATACAGGTGGAGGATTCAATCAAGCTAGTTTTGATGATGGAATGACACCAGTTGATGATGGGGATTTACCATTTTAGAAGGAGAGAAAATTATGAAAAAGTGTTTTGGTAACTTTATGAATTATCCAACGTGTGAAGGTCATAATGATTGTAAATATCAAGATGAATGTTTAGTTAAAACTAACAAAGAAAAAGGCAAATGCGATTGTCCTTACAAGGCTAGTTGCCATACTTGGCGACAAAAATTGCAAGTTGAATTTAGAGAAAAAAGTGGAGAAGGATTAGAAAGTTGTCCATTTTATATATTACTAGAACCTATGTATGAGGAAAGGGAGAAAGAAAATGGAATATATTAATGATATAAACATAAATGATGCTGTAATTCATGTTTTAGATGCAAATGGTGGAGAACCTATTTTAAATGAGTATTACTTAGATTTGAATGAAGAAGCTTATAAATTTATATACAAGCATATAGAAAAATGCTTAAAAAATGATGATTTAAAATATGCTAAATTCAATGAGGAAAGAAGCATTGTAAAAGAGGTAACACAAGACTTTTTAAATGGAATAGATAATAATTTACTAGGACTTTCAAAAGAACTTGCAAGACAAATGTTTGCAATAATGAATGGAAATACAAATATTCCATCATGTGATTTAATTGTGGCATCTATAGTAACAGATAAAGGACCAATGATTGCAATATTAAAAATGGATTATATAAAAAATTTCACACACAAAGTTGATTTTATAGATAACAAGATAGGCATAGGAATAATACCTCAATCAGCAGGATTACCAGGTAGTTCCCAAAAGATAAGTAAAGCAGCATTTATAAAACCGATAAGAAAAGATGAAAAATATAATCTTATGGTTCTTGATACTCAAAAGAAAAGCAAAAACGAAGATGAATATGGTGCTAATTACTTTATAAACAATTTCTTAGGTTGTTCATTAATAATAAATGAAAGAGATAATACAAAAGCATTTTTAAAAGCTAGTGAAAATTGGGTAAGAGGATATTTAAGTGATAGTCCGGACCAAGCAACAAATATTAGAGATAAAATAAGAACTGCTCTTAAAGAAGATGAAGCAATTAATGTAGAAGGTTTTATTGAAAGTAATATTCCTAAAGATATGCAAGAAAATTTTAAAATGACAATTTTAAAGAATGTTGAAGATGAATTTGAAATTGATAAAACATACGTTGAAAAGAAATTAAAACGAATAAGACTAAAAGCTGATACAGATATTGATATTTATATTGATGATGATTCTTATGATGATAAAGATAAGTTTGAAATAATCAGTAATGGTGATGGAAGTATAAATATAGTCTTAAAGAATATTAAGAGTTTAATTGAAAAGTAGAGATAAAGATGAAAGAAATAGATATTTAATTAACTAAATATGAGAGTGAATTGAGTTATAGTTATAACCTTTCATTCTCATATGAAAATCAATTGATAAGAAAGGAAAAGTATGAAAAATAAGTTTAATCCAGTTGATGGTAAAAGATATATAGTTCAGTTTATTAAAAATTTTAAAGGCAATTTAGTGTGTAAGCCTTTTAGAAAATATAATTTGGTTGAAGTAGTGTATTTTGGTAAAACATTTTATAGGAAAAATCCAGTATATGCACATTATACAAAGTACGGATTACATTTTATTAATCCAGAATATGTGAAGATTTATAAGGAGTTGTAATTATGATAAAAATTAATAACTTTAAGGATTTTCTTAATTATTCTGATAGATTACCTATATCGGTCTTAGAAGATATAGATAAAAGAATAGGTGATTGGTTAGCTACTGGTGGTACTTTAGAAGATGATTATATTAAACAACAATTTAAATATGCAGAAAGAGTTTTAAATAGAGGGTGATTGTATGTTAAGAACAGAAATTATAACAGCGGAAGAAAGAAAAACAGATGTTTTAAAGGCTTTAGAACTTGAAGAATATAAGATTGAAGAAGAATCTAAGTTTTTGCTTAAAAATAATGTTAAGTGTGATTTGGTAGTTGGAAAGTTATTAGGAATTAAAGGAGCAATAGAAATTGTTAAAGATTTAATAAGAGAAGAAAATGCGAGAAGGTGAAATGATGTTAAAGAAAGGAATTAACATAAAGATATTAAAGAAAAGTACAAAAGGTGATACACCGTTATTTGGGAAGATTATAGGAATATATAAAAACTATATGGTGGTTAATGTTATGGATAAAGATCGTAAAAAATATCTATGGAATGAGTGTTTTAATGTTGCAGATATAATAGATCCTTATGCACTAGAATTTTTAATAAAAAAAGATAAAGTTTGGACTAATGTAACAAAGGATATGATACCTAAAGTTATGTTAGGAGATAGGAATATTAGAAATATAAATGATTTTAAGATGAGTTAAGTTTGTAATATGAGAAAAATGATAAGGAGTTTAGCTTATGGAATGGTGGTTACTTAAGAATAAAATAAAAGAAAAGCTAGATATAGAAAATAGATTATATAGATGTGAATATTGCGGAGTTTATTCAATTAAAGCAGATACTTATTTTTTATTTGGTAAAAGTTTTTGTTGTAAAGATTGTAGAACTAGATGGGAAAATGAAGTATCAAAGTAATTCACAATACCATAAAAATATAAATTTAAAGGGGATAGAATATGGAAATGGTTGAAATTAGAATTCCAGAATGGAGAGAGGAAACAGGAAAGTGTTTGAATTGTGGTAAAGAAACACCTTTTTATGATGAAGGTTACTTTTGTACTTATGAGTGTCGTAAGGAATATGAGGAAAGATTGAAAAACATGAAAGAAAAATATCCAAGAATAGTATTTGCGTATGCTATATTGCTTGATAATAAAATTGAAAATTGGTATGTAGGAACAACTAATAGAAGTAATATAAAAGAATTTAATGGTTGTTGGAAAGTAAATAGATTGAATGAATATAGATTAGAAAAGAAGTGCTATATATGTGCTAATAGAGAGGAATATAATAAGGTTTTTGAAGAATTAGCACCAAAATGGTTTAAGACTTGGGAACATGCTGATGATTATAGTTTTATTAGAGCGTATTAATTCGTAATTTGAGGAAGGTGTGAAGGAAAATGAGTATTAGATATATGGTTCAAAATGATAGCATGAAACCATCATATAATTGGTGTTATATGTGTTCATTTGCAACTTTAGAAGATGCGAAAAAATTCATAGAAAAAGAAAAGAAGATTAATTCTAAAGCTAAATATAGAATAGTTAAGGAAACTACAAAAGTAGAAGGTATATTATGATAGGAGCTCAAATAAGTATATTTGATAAACCAAAAATAAAGTTACTGGAGGATTGGATAAGGCTCCATCCTCTATTAACTAAAAATAGTGTACATGAGGTTTTCTTAGAGAAAGAGGATAGTTATATTGTGTTAATAGATAAAACATTCTATGGAGTTTATAAGAGAGATACAGAGAGGTGTTAGTGATTGAAGAGCAGAGTATTTTTAATGTTATTAGCATTTACTATTATATTTACAATTAATACTACTACAGTATTTGCGAAAGGTTCAGCACATGCTAGTTCACATTCAAGCTCACATACAAGTTCTAGAAGTTTTAGTGGAACTAAGGTAAATTCAAGATTTAATACTACATCTAGATATTCTAGTAATAGAAATACAATGAGTAATAGAGTTAAAACATCAGCCTATAGTAATTCTAAATTTAAAACAAATAGTACTTTTAAGAGTAATAAAAGCAAAATAGTAAATAGCAGTAGTAATACTTATTCAAAAAGCAAATATATTAAATTTAATAGTAAAGCAAAATATGATTATAAAATTTACAAATATAGTTCAAATAATGAATTTTTTTATTTGATGCCTATAATAACTAATAATAATCAAATAGTTTATTATAGCTCAAGTCAAGATAAGGAAAAAAGAAAAATAATAAATTTTAACGATAGAAATTTACCAAAAGGTAAGTTTAAGATTGTAACAGTAAGTTTATAAGGAGAGATTAATATGAGAAAAAATATAAAAATTTTAGGATTAATAACAATAATAATAATGTCAACCTTAGGATTAGCAGGTTGTTCAGAATCAGAATCAACAAATGGATATAGTGCGTATTTGTTTTTCAATGGACAGTATATAAAGTATGATAATATCCAAAAATATTCTACTAGTGAAGATGGAAAAGTAAGTTTTAAAATGGAAAATGGTAAAGAAATAGAAATATATTCTCCTGGTAATGTAACAGTAGTTACTAAAGGAGCTATACCTGAACCAAAAGAAGAAAAATAAAGCTAATAACTGGCTAGGTTAAATTTAAAAATGAAAGGATGTGATGTACCCTCATCACATGCATAATACCGATTTGTACAGACTTAGCCAGTTTATTATAAATGAGGTGAAATAAATGAGAGAGATTAAGTTTAGAATTTGGGACAAAACATCAAATCACATGTTATATCAAGATGATTTTGAAAGAGTTGAGATAGATACTAAAAATAAAATAGTTATTACAATAGCTGATGTAGAAATCAATAAATCACATTATGCACTAGATTATGAAGATGGAATAGAAGCGGAAATAATGCAATATACAGGTTTGAAAGATGAGCATGGCAAGGAAATTTATGAGGGAGATATATTGCGTTGTAAATGTAAGAAAAGGGGATATGAGTATTTCAAAAAGGACGAGGAAATATTTGAATATAAAAATAATCTTATAGAATGGTGGCAATCAAGCTGTAATTTAGGATATAGACTTAGAAACGCTAAAGGTAACACAATGATGATAAAGCCTAGTTGCTTAAAGGCTATGGAAGTTGAAGTAATAGGAAATATATATGAAAATCCAGAGTTATTAGAAGTGGAGGAATAGAAGAATGGATAAAATAATTAAGGTACCTTTTTGTTATAAAGCATGGGGCTTAGCTGAGGATGAAGAAGGAAATAAGGATTATGGTTATATAAAAATAACTATAGATGCCAAGAAAAAGCCAAGTGATGAAGAATATGAAAAGCTTCATAAAGCTTGTGTAAAACTATTACCAATTAAAGAAAATATCGAATTAATAGATATTCAAGAATATTTAGATAATACATATTGTGATGTAGATGAATTAGATTTATTGCTTAATTATTAGCATATTGCTGACGTTAGGAAAATGGTAGAAGGTGATTATATGATAGATGGACAAACAAGTATATTTGATAATGATCTTGATATTAAGGAAGTAAAAGTTGAAGAAAAAATTAATATAGTTAGTGGATCCAAAAAGAAAAAGTTGAATTTAAATGATGAAGAAAAAGAGTTCCTTATAAATTTTCTAAATTACTATAGTAGCAATTTAATAAAATGGCATGTTAGTGAAGAAAACCAAGATACAGTTAGGGATTTTATAAATAATATAAAATTAAAACTTGGAGATATACTTCTTAATAAATTTAACATTGAAGCTAAGAATAGTGTAAATGATGTTAAAGAATTAATTAAAGATTTTTATAAATGTAGGTGATGAATATGGATAAGTTTTTGTTTGATAAGACAGAGGAAGAAATAAAGATATATTTTAAATATAAAAAACAAATAATATATTTAAAAAATCAAATAGAAAGTTTAGAAAGAAGATTAAATAAAATAGAAGATGATATAAAGAACGCTAATTTTACTATAGATTATTATCAAAATGGAGTTGGAATAACAGAAAGAGTACAAACATCACCTAATGGTAGTAGCTTTGCAGAAGAGCAAATATGTAAAGAAATAACTAAGTTAGAAAAAGAACATCTTATAATCAGTAAAAAAATATTTAGAAAAAAATTTGAAATAAGAGAAAAAGAAAACTATATAGAAAATATGGAAGGTAATTTAAAGACTTTAGATGAAGAAGATAGAAGATATATAGAACTAAAATATTGTGATAAAAAAAGTGTATTACAAATAGCGAGAAGTTTAAATATGGCTCAAGCTACAGCTTACAGAAAGGGAGAAGAAGTTATTGAAATAATTGCAGAATATAAAAATACGTTAATGTTCAGAAAAAAGGCTTAAAATGATAAACATTTGATAAAAAGATGATAAATTATAAGTGAAAATATATGAGATAATAAATATGGTCGATGGTTAAAGTTTTTCTTGAAAACCTCCTTATGTAAGAAGCATCAGCAGGGATTAAGTTCCCTGCAACATGGAAGGAATAGTATTATGAATGTGCAAATCATTCACCTTCCTCTCATAAATTTCAATACCCTTTTAACCCATAGGTAGGATTAAGTTCCTACCATTAAGGAGATATAGCTTAAGTAAAGCATAGACTTTCATTCTAAGATAAAGGTTCAAGTCCTTTTATCTCTATTATTATTCTTCATAAGAACTATTTGAGTGCTTTTTTGCAAATTGAAAGGAGTAATATATTTGAAAGAATCTAAAGTTATTGAGGAATTAAAAAAATATAATAGATTAAAAAATAGAACAATTCCTAATATATTAAATAAATTAGAAGTAATAAATTATGAATTAGAAGGTGTAAGCGGTATGGAATATTCTGATATGCCAAGCCCAACTGGTTGTAAAAAAGAATCTTATAAAAAAGAAAAGTTAATTGATGAAAAAACAGTATTAGAAAACAAATTAAAAGTTCATAAAGCTTTTGTTAAATATATAGAAACTGCCTTAAGTAAATTAGATCCTATTGCTAAAAAAATATTAGTTGAATGTTTTGCCAAAGATAAATTTGAAAAATTAAACAATGAAAATTTATGTAGTGATTTAAATATTTCACTATCTACATTATATAGAGAAAGAAAAAAAGTTATTAAAATATTTTCTAAAGACTTATATTAAAAAATGATTCCTTAAAATTAAGGAATCATTTTTATATTTATCTTTTTATAGAAAGTTTATTTAATGGAGAGCTGATTATATTCTCTAAAATATCTTTTGGAGTTAACTTTTCTTCAATAAATTTTTCTATAGCTAAATCCCTCCATGTTAAATCACCTTCTTCAACAAAAACATTCAATAATTCTCTAATTATAACAAAAATTTTATTAGCAAATTTTTTTACGGTTTCTAAATTTAAATAAAATAAATCACTTGAAACAGAAACAGCGTCTTTGTGAATAAAATTTGAATTAGTTACAAACACTGTAACCATAGTTTTTATATTATTAACTCTAGGTATATTGTGTTTTAACCATTCTTCATGAGTTTTTGCTTCTCTAATCATTTCTAAATCAAGCGGCTTATTAGAACTAGTTAATTTTTTGCTCTCTGAAATTATACATAACTCATTCCCCAAAATCCAATAAGAATCAGGTGCTCCATTAGACTTATTATTATAAGATTCAAAGCCTATTAATTCACCAAGTAATTTTAACCCTTCTTCAACGTTTGTTCCTTCACCATCTAATAACATAAGTATTTTATTTGTTAAACTTTCAAACTTATTTCTATTTGTTATTTTATGAGCTAAAGTATTTTCCAATACTTCTACAAGACAACTAATTAGTTGTGTATCTATATGCGTAGAAGAAGAATTTTCGTTAATTTTTAAATTTTTGAACCAAGTAATATTTGAATTACATGTTATAGCTGCATTAATATATCTATTTTTTATAGTATTAAAATCAAATATCCCATCATGATCAGCCATTATACAATTACAAGCGGCAAAATAATTCCATAACCCTCTATAACCAGCTAAACTATTCCCATTTATTAAACTTAAAATTTTATCACATTCGTCAATAGCTTTTTTATAATCCTTTTTCCAAAGAGCATACTGATATTTTACTTCATGAGAAGCAGCTTTCTTTAGTTTTTCATAATCTTGATTTTTAGATTGAATTTTTTCACTTCTTTCATTAATTATAACTGATTCTACATCATCCCATTCATCTGAGTGTTCTAAGAATGTATCAAAGTTTTCTATGAAATCATTTATTGAATCTGATTCAATAGATTGATCGAACCCAAATGAAATTTCAGCTTGCAATTCAGGATGGAGTAGTTTTAATTTTTTTATGCTAGTTAATTCTTTTAACAATTCATCTCCAATAATACAAACAGCAGAATAATCAGTCATGCCACGAGTACATCTTCCAATAGCTTGTGTTAATCTAGTTTTTATTCTTTCATTAAATAATATTGAAGTTGCTAATCGAGTTATCAAAAACCTTTCTTGCAAATTTACTGTTTTAGGAAATCCTATAATAAATTCTAATCTACATTCATCATTTTCGAAGTCTATGCCATCAAATCTATTTGCCAAAATTGCAATTCCTTCTCTATGTGTAAAATTTTCTTTTGAATCTGAAATATCAGAATTATTAAAAAAATTAACTTCATGAAAATCTTCTAACCTTTTTTTAATATTAGTTCCAATTCTAGTGTTTGGAACTAATATTAAAGACCTATCTACTTTTTTAATAAGACTATTCATTAATTCTAATGTTTCCTCATCTGTATATTTAGCAGTAGGAAACATAAAAAATCTTCTTCCTATACCCTGTTTATCCCAACCTGAAGGTACTGGAATAGTCTTTATATTAGACACTCCTATTGTTCTTTCAAGTTCTCCACTTTCCCCAAGTGTAGCTGACATATATATTCTTTGTTTAGCATTTGTAAATGGTTTAAATGTATTAGTTGGTGGGATATATGGTCTTATTAAAATGTTTTTGCAGTCTATATAAATATTACATGCATGTATATAATCTTTTATATTCACCCAACTATATAAAGAATCATCATCTAAACCTGAGTTTATAATTTCTACCAAATCATTCATTTTTTCAATCATATCTTTAATAGAAATTTTATCACTCCAACCTAAATCAGCATTATTTGAAGTAGAATTAATCATTTTATTATAAGATAATTCTCCGATAGACTCTTTGAATAACTCTACTATTTTTCTAAATAATACATTATTGTTATCAGAATTTATATTAACACTCCAAAATGAGGAAATATAATTTTCAGCTGAGTGGGCATCATCAAAAATTATTACATCGGGATCGTTAAAAAAAGTAGAATTATTAAAGAAACTACTATATGTAGTTACAGCTATACTCTTACATGAATTATATAAAGATTTATTAATTTGAGTATAGTCTTTAAATTTTCCTGTAAATGCTATTGTTTTTATTCCATATTTATCTTTTGATTGCTCTACAACCTGATTTACAAGTTGATTAGTAGGACATAAATATACTATTTTTTCTCCAAATTTAAGTCTTCTAAATTCTGCAATTAATAGTCCTATTAAGGTTTTTCCGCTACCTGTTGGTAGTTCTAAAGCTATATCTTTAGTATCAATATGATTATTAATGTAAGCATCAATCATGTTAGATTGATGATCTAATAATCCAGCTACTTTCCTATTTCGTAAATCTCCAAATAATTCTTGAGGACTTTTTATATTGCTTTTGTTTTTTTGTATATTCTTAAATGCCATATTACACCTCTGTTTGTAAAACTTTACTTTTATATTATCATAAAATTTCATTTAATAAAATAATATAGAGAATATTTTGCTAAAAAAAAGATAATTTGTTGAAAATGAAAAAGTACATATAGCTGTGATATAATTAAGCTAGAGATAAAAGCCAAGGGAACGAAAACCAAGGCTTTTATTTTTGCTATTTAGGGCTTAATAAAACAATCGGTGTTACTCCTACCAGGAACAGGAGTTTATTAAGCCTAAAGGGATTGCTTATCAGGGTGAAAGCAACAAAGCGACTAGGGGTGTGGAGAGGTCGCTATCATGGAGAATTACTCAAGTCAGGCTTAAGAGAGCTGATTGCTAATCAGCCAGTTGGTATTTAAATAATATCAAGCAAGGGTTCAAATCCCTTATTCTCCACCAGTCAAAATATTAATTCAAACATAGAGCATCTAGTTATTAATTAGCTAGGTGCTTATTTTATTATTAATAAATATATCAAGTGAGGTGAAATAGTAATGAGTAAAGTTAAAAGCAGAAAAGAAGTAATGTTAACTAAATGGGATAAAGATACAGGAGAAATGATATGTGCTTGTTTATTTAAAAATCCTATATGTAATAATCATAAACATTGTGAAGAACTAGAGATTATTATTAATCCTTATGATGATATAGAAATTGTTTGTAAAAATCATAGAGATAAATATAAAAGAATTAATCATAGAATGCATCAAATATAATTTACGTAAGTGTAAAATCGTAAATTAGGAAAGGAGATTATAATTATGGCTATTACTGATAAGCAAAGAGAGTTTGTAGATATCTATATAACTGGTGAAAAACTAACGGTTATAGCTAAGAAAATAGGGGTTACTAGACAGAGTTGTTATAACTGGTTGAATAATGATGAGGTTAAGAGTGAAATAGACAGGTGCTTAGCAGAAATAAAAACCCAAGCTGGGAAAAAGATGAGTAGTAAACTAGATAGCTACATAGACGAATTAGAGCGTATAGCATTTAAAGGCAAATCAGAAAAGGTTAGAGCTAGTTCACTGCAATACCTGGTGGATAGAGTACTTGGAAAGAGTACAACAAAGGCAGAGGGTGTAAGCAATGATGAGGAGGATAGTAGCAAAGTAGATATAGATAAAGAGTTAAAAGAAATAGATAATATAATAGATATTCGCAAGGTTAAGTAATGGGAAATAATAATATAATTCTAATGCATAAATGGTGAATAAATAAGTATATTAACGAATATTAATGCAAAATTATATGAATAATTGCATAAAGATTTTAGCGAAATTATTAATAAGTTAAATCTATTAGCCTTAATGCATTGATATTACTAGCTTTAGATATAATTAGATTGATATTATTTATATGCTTAAATATTCAACTAAACCTTTGTTTAGCGAAATAATTTATACGCTTAAATATATTCAAAAATATTAACTCTGGGAAATATTTTAATAAGGGTACACTTCTATTTTTAGACATCATAGAGGTGCTGCCGTGAGTTCTACAATTTTTTATAATAATTTTCAAACCTCGGAAAGGAGTCTTATAATATGTTGGATAATTTAAATATAATAATGTTTGACGGATTTGAATTTAAGAATGAAGAACAATATAGATTATATATTTTAAGGAAACATCTAACTAGATTAGTTGGCTCCGTTGAAAAGGCAAACAAAATCATCATAAAAAATAATAATAATCTTTGGGGTAAGAAAGGACTTGCATATTCTTTAGGAGAGAAGGATTTTGAATTCTTCTGTTTATATTATCTTCAAGATACATTTATCCCAAAACCTAATAATACAGCAAGAGAACTTTCAAATACACATTTTGAGTTATGGAAATCCGTACAAAAAATGTTTATAGAAGATGCTTTTGATAAATTGGAACTTATAGCTCCAAGAGGATGGGCCAAAACTACTGTATTAGATTTTGCATTAAGTATGTGGTTACATTGTTATAAGAAATCTGTTTATACATTAGTATGTGGTCGTACAGAGGGAGATTCAGAAGAGTTCTTAGCACAAGTAAAACAAAACTTCACTGAAAATAAATATATAATAGAAAGTTTTGGTGAACTTGTTGATTCAAAGAATTTTACTGTAAATAAATTAGAATTAGAGTTAACTAATAAAACAAAAGTTCAAGCTATTTCATCTACTTCATCAATGAGAGGTAAAAAGTATAGTGGCTCTAGACCATCTTGTATTATTGCAGATGACTATCAAGGTAAAGCAGATATTATTACTCAAGCTGCAAGAGATAAAAAGTTTAAAACATGGGAAGAAGATTCTAAGTATGCAGGTGATAAGGCTGTATATAGAAAAGGTAAAAAGATAAAACAAGCTACAAAATTTATTGTACTTGGAACAATTCTTCATTCAGATTGTTTTATGAGTAGGCTTCTTAAGAAAAATGAATATCATCATATAGAACATAGAGTTTGTAATTTTAATGTTGATGATTTTTTTAATGAAGGTCTTTGGTTAGATTTTAAAAATTTATATTTTGATAAAAATGCTGATGATCCTGTATCTAATGCTACGGAATTTTATTATCAGCATGAAAAAGAAATGCAATATGAAACTATATGGCCCGATAAGTTTGATTGCCTTTCTACTGCGATAGATTATTTTGAAAATCCAATAGCTTTTAAGCAAGAGTTACAAAATGATGCAAAGAACATAGGAGAAAAATGGTTTAAATCAATTAGACTTGAAAAAAGAGAAGAAATTGAAACACATACTTTTCTTAAAACAATGCTTTGTATGGACCCTGCATCAGGTGGAGGAAAGCGTAACGACTATTCTGCATTTTTAGTAGGTGGACTTGCTGATAATAGTTTTAAATATGCTAGATATGCTAAACTTGAAAAAATAAATGCAAGAATTGATTTTGATAAATATATAGATAAAGCAGTAAATTTATTAAAAGAGTATATAGATATAACTCATGTTTATATTGAAAAGAATACTTTCAATGGTGCTGATGCTAACCAATTAGAAAAAAGAATTAGAGAAGATGATGTTTTAAGATATAGAAATATAACTATAATAAATGAACATCAAAAAAAGAATAAAGATGATAAAATTGCGACTATTGTTTCAGATGTTAACGGTGGACGTATTATTTTTGCAAAAGAAGATGAAGAATTTACAGAGCAAATTTTAGAATTTATGGGACAAGATTTTAGTTTGCATGATGATGCCCCTGATGCTACAGCAGAATTTGCAAATAGAATTGATGAAATAGAAGTTGTTCAATCAGTAAAAATTTTAGATAGAAGATTATTAGGTTTATAAGGAGGTGGTTAAAATTGAGTGCAACTGATGATTTAATACAACAAATTATGATTGGAAAAGTAACGATTGATTTAAATAATTCACAGCATTTAGAAGTAGTCAAAAAAGTATATGATTTGTTTCAAGCTTCTACAGAAATTTATAATAAAATGTATGATTACTATAAAAGTAAAACAGATGCAACAGAAAATTATAAAATGATTACTGAAAGGTCTAATAGTGTTATTCACTTAAATTATATGAAAAAATTTATAAAGGAAGAAGTTTCATATAGTGTTGGTAAAGATATTGCTTATGAATCTATCTCAGGCAACAATCAATTTATAAAAGATATAAATTATACTATATCACATTGGAAATCAAGTCATAATTCGGACTTAATGAAATATCTATTGATATTCAGTGAGGACTATGAACTTTATTACATAGATAAAGATGGTAACTTTAGCAGTAAGATAATAAAACCAACAGAAGGATTTGCATTGAATGATGAATTTGGAAATGTAATTTTATTTATTCATTCATATAAACAAAAAATTACTGATAAACAGTTTATAGATGTTTATATAAATAATTTTATATATCATTTAAATGATAAGTATGAACAAGTAGTAGAGCCTACTAGACATATATTTGGGAAAGTACCAGTAAGTTGTGGAGAGTTAAGTTACGAGAAACAATTCGATACAATTTACAATGATATAAAAGGCTTACAAGATGCGTCTGAAACAAATTTAAGTGATATAAGTAATGAGATAAGTGATTTTAGAAATGCTTATCTTTTATTTTTAAATGCAAGTGTTAATAAAGAAGATATTCCTGATATGAAGAAAAAAGGAGTTATACAACTTCCTGGTGATAAATCAGATGCAAAATGGCTTATTAAAAATATAAATGATACGTTTATTAAAAATACATTAGCAACATTTGAAGATAAGATGTATCAATTAACTTGCCATATCAATGCAAATGAAAAAATGCAAAGTAATACTTCAAGCTTAGCATTAAGAGCTAGATTAAATGCAATGGAAAATAAGTGTAGCTTAAATCAAAATGCACATAAAGATATTATAAAAAATAGAATTTATTTTTTATGTGTATATTTAAGAGTTAAGTTTGGTAAGGAATATGATCCTAAAGATATTAATATAAAATATACTCCAAATATTCCACAAGATGATTTAATGACAGCTCAAATTTTATCACAAGTTCCAGATGAAACTATAAGCAAGGAAACTGGAAGAAGTTTATTCAGTTTTATTCCTAATGCTATTGTTGAAGGAGAAAAAGTTGCTAAAGAAATAAAAGAAGAAAATGACGAAACTGGTGATTTACATGTTGAAGATTAAAGGTATAGAAAAGCTAAGCGAAAATCAACGTTTTTTTGTTGAAAATTTCTTTGATGCAACTGAAAAACTATATAAAAAAGAAACTGAAGTATTTAAATTTGCCTTAGAATTGCAAGAAAAAAATGCAAAAGAAATCTTTGATATGATTTCTAAAGTAATGTTAAATTACGATATTGATAACACTTGTATGAACTTAGCACCTAAAGATATAAGAAAGCTAAAAAAAGAATTCTTTAAAAATATAGATAGTGTTTTTGCTGATGAATATAGAAGAGAAAACTCTACGTTAACAACAACTTTATTAGAAGTAGGCGAAAGTAAATATAATTACAGTGCCTATTTATTAGGTTTAGGAGTTAATTTTAATATAAAAAAAATTAGTGATACAAAATTAAATAAAATTCTAAAAAATACTATACAAGGTGAAACTTATAGTAATAGAATTTATAAAAATAAAGATAAAATTGCTAAAGAGCTTAAAAAAGAAATAAAAAGATTTTTAAATGGAGAAACAAACTGCAATAATATAAGCAAAATTTTAAATAAAAAATTTAAGATTAATAAAGATAATAGCTCAAGATTAATTTCAGACCAAGTTGCAAGAGTTCAAGATGAAATTAACGAACAATTTTTTAAAGATAATCCTGAATTTGAAGATTTACTTTATTGTGCTACTTTAGATAATCATACTTGTAGTGATTGTGCTGAACTTGATGGAAGAACATATAAAAAGAGTGATGATAGTAGACCAAGCTTACCTAAACACGTTAGATGTAGATGTACTTATATTTTAATACCTAGTGAAGATTATAGACCTAAACGTAGGATTAACAATATAAATAATGAAACAATAGATTATAAGACTTTTAATGAGTGGAAGGAAGATAATTAATATGAGTTTTAGAAAGGCTAAATGTGAAAATTGAAAAAATTAAGTTTAGAAAAACCTAATGGTATTATAAATGCAGATTTTATAAGTGCTAAAATACATTTAAATGTTTATATAGTAGAAAGAAAAGATGATTTTGATTGGGATGAATATAAAGAACAAACTATAGTAGCAGAATCGGAAAAAAGAGCAATAGAACTTGCTAATAGAGAATATGGGGAGTGGCAAGTTAAAAAGAGTGTAGATTTAACAAAAGAACAAGTATTAACAAAAGCTTTTAATGCTGGATAAAACGCTTACTTTTATTATGTATAAAATAAGATGTGCTCAAATTTGAGCACATCTTATTTATTAGCTTCGTTTTTTTCGATGTTATCTAATATAGTATTAAAAAATTTACAAACATCTTTAGCAGTATCCTCAGCATTATCAGTACGAGTAATCAAACCATTTTGAATAGCTAATGAAGTTAAATCTTTAGCTAGATTACTTTTATAATTATCATTAAATTTCATAAAAACACCCCCTTTTTATATATTTTACCATAATTTACAAAATAAACATAGTGTAAATTTGCCCTAAATAAGGCGTAAAACTGTTTAAAATATATGTTTCTAGTTCTTAGGAGTTAGAAGGACAAGGAGGAAAGAAAATGTTAAAGAAAGAGATTTTAGAATTAATAAAAAATATTGATGATGAAGGTTCAGTTGATGAAGTTTTATCTCAAAACGAGTTAGGTAAATCACTTATACAAAGTGGTTTAACTTTAGATGCATTTAAAGGGAAAATGAAAGATAAAGATTTTAAGGCGTTTATGGATAGTGAAAAAGATAAATACTTCCAAAAGGCTTTAGAAACTTGGAAAACAAATAATTTAGAGAAGGAATTTGAACCTTGGATACAAGAAAAATATCCTGATTTAGTTACAGATCCAACTCAAAAGAAATTATTAGAGTTAGAAAAGGAACTAGAAAAAGAAAGAAAAGCTAATGCTAAGAAAGATTTACTTACAGAAGCTATTAAATATGCTAATGAAAAGAAAATACCATCTAGTTTAGTTGAAAAATTCCTAGATGAAGATTTAGAAAAAACAAAAGCTAATTTAGATGGATTTATTGAATCTATAAATCCATGGATACAAGAACAAGTTGATACAAGACTTGGACAATCTTCATGGACTCCAGGAAGTAGTGGAAATGGAGCAACTAAAAGTATAGGGGAACAAATTGCTGAAGAACAAAATAATGCTACTAAAGTCGAAGGTCCAAATCCTTGGGCTTAATTTTTTATAAAAAAGGAGGAATACGTAAATGTATTTTAATGCAAAAACAAACACATTTGATAATGGAGTAGAAATAATGGCTACTTACAGAAATAGAGTTACATTCACTTGTACTGTTTCAGACTCATCTGTAGAAGTCAATGGAGAAGGTAAAAAGATAGTACCTAAAGGTTCACTTTTAGCAGCAGATGGGACTATTAAAAATGATGGTACAGTAATTGGTATCTTAGCCGAAGAGGTTGATGTAACTAACGGACCACAACCTGGTTCACTTATAGTAGAAGGTTATATTTTAAAAGATAGATTACCAGTAGCACCTGAAGAATTAGCAATAAAAGCATTATCAAAAATAACATTTAGATAGAAAGAAGGAAGTGAAATTATATGGCAAGAATAGACGATTTATTTAATACTAAGGAACTTTTAAATTATTACAGAAAAAAACAACAACCTGCTATGATTGGAGATACACTATTTCCACCTAGAAAAATTCAAGACATAAAATTTGATATGATCACTGGTGCAAATGGATTACCAGTTGCAGCAAGTATTCATGCTTTTGATACTGAAACTGAAATAGCTAGTAGAGAAGCATTACAAAAAGGTGCAGCTGATTTAGCGTTAATAAAAAGAAAAATAGCAATTGGAGAAAGAGAAATAATTGCTATAAATAATCCTCGTATGGATGCAGAGTTAAAAGCACTTGTAACTGAACTATATAAAGATGGAGATAAAATGGTTTCATCAGTTCAAACTAGAATTGAAGCAATGAGAATGGAATTATTATCTTCAGGTAAAATTGTTATAGATGAAAACGGAGTAGCAGTAACATTAGATTACAAAGTACCTAATAGTAATAGGAAATCTTTTAACTGGAGTGATTCAGCTACTGCTAAACCTTTAGAGGATATTCAAAAATTAGCAGAGGCTGTTGAAGTAACTTCAGGAACTAAACCTACTAGAATACTTACTTCTACTAAGATTTTAAATAAAATTTTAGCTTGCGAAAGCGTTAAAAAAGCAATTTGGGGTGTAAATTTCGATAGAGTAATAACTAAAAATGATCTAAATACATTATTAGAAACAATGGAATTACCTAAAATAGCTACTTATAATGCTAAGTATAAAGTTCAAGGTAAAAACGGCAAATATACAACTAAAAGATACTTCCCTGAAAATATTTTATCTATGTTCTCAGAAAATCAATTAGGAGAAACTATTTATGGACTTACAGCAGAAGAAATTGAACTAATTGGTTCTAAAAATATGGAAGTAGCTAAAATGGTTGGAAATATTTTTGTTGGAGTTGAAAAACAAGGAGATCCAGTTAAGAGATTTACTAAAGCGGTTGCAACAGCTTTACCTACTTTAGAAAATGGAAATGAATTAGGTATAGCTACTATTACTCTAGCATAGGTGAGAGAAATTCTCTCACCTTAATTGAGGTGGTTAAATGTTAATAAAAGACTTAATTGAATTAAATCCAAATACAGAAATTATTAAATTACAACTTTATCAAGATGTTGTTATAAACAAAATAAAAAATTATTTAAATTTAACAAATACATCAAATGATGTAATAATAAAAAATTACTTAACTGCAATTAAAGTTGGTGTATGTGATGAAATAGAAAGAAATAAGCATAAAAATATTAGGACTATGACTCAAGGGCAAAGAAGTATTACATACAGTAATAGTTCTGCAAGTTTAAGTAATGATGTTAAAGATTTATTGCCTAAACCTTTTGTAAAGTTAATGGGGTAATATTATGAACTGCTTTTATGATAAAACATTTTTTATAACAACTTTAATTGAAGAAAAGATTCATATGCAAGTAATCAAAAAATACGTTAAATCATATGGATTTGCTTGTGATATTCAACCAATAGATGAAAAAGCAATCAAATATGTATTTGGCGAAGATGTAAAATCAAGATTACAAATGTATTGTGATGAAAATTTAAATATTGATGATGTAATTATTTATAACAATAATTCTTATAGAATAGAGAAAAAAATACCATGGGATGATTATTATCTTTATGCTCTTATGGAATGGGATTGTGAGGTGTTAGATAATGATAATACATGATAATATACCTTTGGCAAAAGAAAAGTTTTTAAAGGCTTTAAGAGATTCAGCTAATGAAATAAAAATTACTGAAACTGCTAATATTCAAGTTAATACTCCAGTTGGTGATCCTAAAAGAAAAGATGAAACTCCTGGAGCATTAAGAAGAAGTATAGTAGGTCATTATAGAGTAAAAAATGAAGGGATTTTAAAAGTAGAAATAGGTTCTCCACTAGCTTATGCAAAAAAGGTTGAATTTCAAGATAAATCTTATTTAATAAGTACTTTTAAAGATGATGAAGAAGATATACAGGATATTATAAATAAACATATTCAAGGAGCTCAATTATAATGGTTAATCTTCAATATTATTATGATTTTTTACAATCGCTATTTCCTGATGCAATTGATTTAATCCCTGAAAATTTTAATTATAAAGATAATGATTATGCTTTAGAAGTTAATTTAGGAGATAACATAAAGGATAAAGTTTATCGTGATGATGTTTATTTGCAAATTAAAGTAGTAGGATCATTACAAAATAAATTCAAGATTTTAGATAAAGTTAAAAAAATAGATAAAATTTTAAATAATTATATTATGCCAAATGAATTTTGGATAATAAGAGAAAATGTTTATAACACAAATTTCGTAGATAAAGACAAATATATTTCTGTATTAATGTATACAATTAAAAGTTATAGATAGGAGGTTTCTTATGGAAGTTAAAAGTGCTAAAGAACTTAATTTAATATTAAGCGAAGCAAGTATTTACACTGGTGATTTTAGTAAATTAACAATTCAAAATACAGATGAATTTATTAAAACATTAGATCAATATTATTTAGGTATGACTAAAGATAAAGTTACAATAAGTGCAAAACCTAAAATTAGAAATATTAAAAATGCTGCTAAACAAGTAAAGGGATTTGAAACAATAGATGAATGGACAGTTAAAATTTCAGGGGATTTATTAGACTTTAATAAAAATTATTTAGATATAAGTTTATTTGAAAAATCTGAAACAAAATATGCATCTAAAATGGGATTGATTGATGTTACAGACTATAAAGATGTAATAGTCATAGGATATAATGATGAGAATAAGCCTGAAATAATTTTAGTTAGAAATTGTTTAAATAAAGAAGGTTTAAATCTTAGTGCAGTAGCAAAAGATGATAACACATTTAAATTAGATATAGAGAATGTATATGATAAATATACAGAGAATTCAGTTGAAATATATCCTACATTTGGTGCATTAGTAAGTGGAGTAGGAGCATAAAAGAGTAGTTAATAACTACTCTTTTTATTATTTAAGGAGGTTTTTAAAGTATGTTAAAAATAGAAGAAATAAATAATAAGGAAATTAAAGTTACAGGAAAACAAGCAGGAGAAATATTTAATTTTATTAAAAAATTAGGTCTTAAAGATGAATTTAAGAAAATGTTTAGTAATGAAGAAAAAATAACTCTAAATGTTAAATATAAAATCACTAATAAAGAGTATCAAGATGAAGTTCAAAAAATAGTTAATGAAAAAATTGGTGCTGAGGAATACAAAAAATTAAAAAGTAAAGAAAAAGAAAAATTCTTTATAGAAAATGCAACAAATGAATTAAAAGAAATAGAGAAGAAACTTATAGATTTAGAAACTAGATTAGGAGTTATGAATAATTCAGATGGTTTTGAAATATTATATTCTTTACTAATTGATAGATTTCCAGCAAATCAAGATTTATTTTTTGAAATGTTAGGTAATTTATATAATGAAAAGGCAGATGACATTGCAAATGCGGGAGTAGGTATTTTAATGGCAATGATTATGCACTTAAAAGATAGTGAGGATATTGCAAATGTAATAAGTCTTTTCAGATAAGCTCTTACTTTTACAACAAAACAGGTTGTAAGGTAAGGGCTATTTTATTGAAGTATAATGCTTATCAAATTTTTATGGAGTCTAATATTTCAGAAGGGTTAGAGATATTAGAGGATTTAATAACTCAATTTTCAAATGAAAGAAATTTTGAACAATATTGTCTAACTAATGCACTAAATTATGCATTTGGAGAGAAGTGGATTAACTTTGAAGAATTAATTAGAACAGGTAATTCGATAAGTAAATACGAAATAGATGAAAAAATTAAAAAACGTAAAGATGAAAATAAAAATTTAATTAAAAAACTCCTTAAATAATAAAGAAAGGAGGTACTAAATGGCTGAAATTTATAATGCTAGTGGTTCAGTAAATATAGATGGAAGTAGAGCTGTAGCAACTTTTGATAAAATCGAAGATAAATCTAAAAGTTTTGAAAATAATATGCATAATACTAACCAAACCACAGATAATACTGGTGGTCATTTTACAGGGCTTGGAAATAAAATGAATAATGTCGCAGATAGAATGGGCGAAACCGGTAAAAAAATGAGTTTAGGTGTAACAGTTCCTTTAGTTGCTTTAGGTAAAAAAATATATGATGTTGGAGCAACATTTGATAGTAAGATGCGAAGGGTTCAAGCAGTTGCAGGTGCTACAACTCCACAATTAAAACAACTTACTGACCAAGCAATGGATTTAGGAGCTAAAACGATATTTAGTGCTAGTCAAGTTGCTGATGGCATGGAAAACTTAGCAAGTGCTGGATTAAATACTAATCAAATTATTGAAGCTATGCCAGGAGTTCTAGATGGTGCTGCTGCATCGGGTGAAGATTTAGCAAGTACATGTGCAATTGTAACTGGAGCAATGAATTCTTTTGGGTTTGCAGCTAAAGATACAGGACATATTTCTGATGTAATGGCTAAAAGTGCAAATGATACAAATGCAAGTGTTGCAAGCTTGGGGGAATCTTTAAAATATTGTGGTACACCTGCTCATGTAGCAAAACAAAGTTTTGAAGAAGTAACAGCCGCCTTAGGTGTAATGGCTAATAGGCAAATAATGGGGTCACAAGCTGGAACTACTTTAAGAGGTATGTTTACAAGACTTTCTAATCCATCAAGAGAAGCAACAAAAGCAATGAAAGAATATGGTTTTAATGCGTATGATGCACATGGGAAAATGCTTCCGTTAAATAAAATAATAGATAATTTAAGTAAATCTACTGCTAATTTAACTGATAAACAAAAACAACAATTCATTGCACAAGTTTTTGGACAAGAAGCTATGAGTGGAACAATGGCTCTTATGGCTGAAGGTGGAGAATCAATAAGAAAGCTTACTAAAGGATATAAAGAATGTAATGGCGAGGCAAAAAGAACTGCTGATATTGCAAATAAAGGTGTAAAAGCTAGTGTAGAAAATATGAAAGGTAGTTTAGAAAATGCAGCTATTAGTATAATACAAAATTGTGCACCAGCAATAAGTTTTTTTGCTGATAAATTAGGAGCTTTAGCAGAAGCTTTTGGAAACTTACCTCCAGGCGTACAACAGTTTATTGCAGGAAGTTTAGCAATTCTTGCTGTTGTTGGTCCAGTTTTAATTATATTAAGTAAATTAATAACATCAGTTACTGTAGTTGGTGGTGCTTTTTTAAGACTTCCTGGAAATATTAAAAAAGGTATTACTAAAATAAAAGATTTTGCTACAGCTACTAAAAATGGAACTAATGTACTTGGGAAGTTTGGTGGAAAAATATCTAATGTAACTAAGAGCTTGACAAAGTTTGCATCAAACTCAATAAAGAAAGCAACTAAAAGTATAACTGATTTTTCAAAGAAAATCTTAAATTGTATAAAATCTTTAGCTAAATTTACATTAGCTATTATTAAAAATACAGCAGTAGCGTTAAAAAATGGTGCTGTATGGGTGGCACAAAAAGTTAAATTATTAGCATTTAAAGCAGCACAATTAGCAGTTACAGGAGCAACTAAGGCGATGACATTAGCACAAAAGGCTTTAAATTTAGCTATGAGAATGAATCCAATAGGACTTGTTATAACAATTCTTTTAGCTTTAGGAGCAGTCTTTGTTACTTTATATAATAAATGTGAATGGTTTAGAAATGGAGTAAATGCAGTTTGGAGTTTTATAACTAATCTATTTAAAAAATTTAGTGATTTCCTAACAGGAGTTTTTACTACAGATTGGACTAAGAGTTTTGGAGTGTTTGGAAATATTATAAATGCCTTCATGCATAACATGTCTAATATTTTTGGAGCAATAAAACGAATTTTCGGTGGCTTAATAGACTTTATAACTGGAGTATTTACTGGTAACTGGAGTCAAGCTTGGCAAGGTGTAGTTAATATATTCGGTGGAATTATGGATGGATTAGGAGCTGTTATAAAAGCACCACTTAACGCTGTAATTGGATTAATTAACGGTGCTATAGGTGGAATAAACTCTTTAAGTGTAGATATTCCTAGTTGGGTGCCTGTATTTGGTGGCCAACATTTTGGTGTTAACCTTCCAACTTTAAATTACCTTTATAATGGTGGTATTTTCACACAACCAACACTATTAGGTGGAGGAAATGTTGTTGGAGATAAATTTAAAGGTACAGGATCTAACGCCGAAGCTGTAATTCCTTTAAATGTTTTATGGAGTAAATTAGATGCAATAGCTAATAGACCTATTATAGTTAAAATTAATGAAAGAGAATTAATTACTATAATTGCTGAAAAAGATAAAGAAATAGATAAGATGAAAAAACAACTTGGATTAGCTTAAGGAGGATTTTAAATGAAAGAATTAGATATAAACACTTTAATATTTAACAATACAAATATTCTCCAAGAGCTTGGAGTAGTTGTTCAAGAGTATCCAAATATTCCTAAAGCACAGGAAGAATATGAAACTTATGATAGTAAAAATGGCTCTATTATATACAATAAAGGTACTTATAAAGACATTACAATACAATTTAGTTTAGCTTTAGTTTATTTTAAAGATAATTTTTGGGGGCGAATGGATTTAGTTGATGAGTGGCTTGATAATATTGTAGATAATAAGCTTTTTTATAATAGATTAGATAGATATTATAAAGTAAAAAAAGTATTAAAAAATGATATAAAAAGGGAAGCATATTATAGCGAAGGTGAGTTTCAAATTAGCTTTATATGTAGCCCTTTTTTAGTTGATGTAAATAAAACAGAATTAGAAATTACAGAAAATAATTCAACTATTTATTATTTTGGAACTATAAATAGCTTACCAACATTAGAGATTTATGGATCAGGAACAATTGAGTTAAACTTTAACGATAATTATTTAAGAATTGATAATGTACAAGATAAAGCAATAATAAAAGGCGAATTAATGGAAATAGTAGATTCTAACGGATTAAACTTAAAAAATTATGGTAATTTTCCTTATTTGAAAAAAGGAGAAAATTTAATAAATTGGGTTGGAAATGTTGAAAAAATAAATTTAACATATGAAACCTTATATAAATAAAAGGAGGTAAGAGTTTGGTTAACGATGGAAAAGTAACTGTATCTTTATTTTTACCAAAAACATCTAAGGAAGTTGTTTTAACTGAAAATGGTAAGATTTTAGATAAATATTGCACTTCTTTAAAAGGAGAGCAAGACCTTACTGGTAACTTTAGATTAACTGGTAATTTTATAAATAAAGATAATATTTTTAAAATTATAAATGAAGGTGCAATACTTAAAGTTAAAAATGAATATGATGAAGATGAAATATTTAGAATAACTACTATAACTCCTACCCCTTTTCTTATTTCTATAATAGCTTTTCAAATTACTATAACAGATACTAAAACACTTTGGTTAACTGATGTAAGACCAACTAATCAGAATGGTTTAAGTGCAATTCAATATATGTACGATAAATCTGATAGTATGGGATTTTCTAAAGAAATAAAGCTTAATTCAGATATAATGACAACTAATACAGCTTACTATCAACTTATGACTTTACACGATGCTTTATTCACAGCTGATCAATCATTCATTAATAGATGGGGTGGAGAAGTTTATAGACATCAATATAACTTAGAAATTAATAAACATATTGGTAATGATAATGGAGTTACTATAAGAGAAAACAAAAACCTCACTGGATTTGAAGGAAATAAATCAACTGATGATTTATGTACGGTTGCAATAGGTAAAGGCTATGACGGTATCCTAGGAGATTATATAGAAAGTCCTTTAAAGGACAAATATGATAGAGCTTATGTAAAAGTAATAGAATATTCTGATGTTAAAGTTAGAACAGAAAGTGATACTGAAGAAACAGATGATAATTCTATGCTATTTGATACTTTAGAAGAAGCTAAAGCAGAACTAAATAAAAGAATTAAAAATGAATTTAAAAATAATAAAATAGATGAAATTCAAGCTACTTATGATATTAACTTTATAGATTTAAGTAAAACCGATAAATATAAAGATTATTTACAAGCTGAAAGATTATTTTTAGGAGATAGTTTAAATGTTATAGTCCCAAGTTTGGGTATTACACTAAAAACTAGAGTTATTAGTAAGGAAATTGATTATTTACAAAATAGAGTTACTAAAATGACTGTGAGTAATGTTCCTGTAAATGTAGAAAAAACAGATAGTCAAATAGTTGGTAGCATTAGAGATATGCTTAAAAAAAATAATAATATTAATTTAGGTGAATATGTAAATACAGTTATAAAAGGTGGATTGAAAAATTCTAATGTAATTGTAAGGCAAAATGAATTATTAATAATGGATACTGATAATCCTAAAACCTGTAAAAGATTATGGAGATTAAATTTAAATGGTGGAGCTTATAGTAAAACTGGTTACAATGGCAATTATGAGTATGGTTTTACTATGGACGGTGTATTTAACGCAAGTATGATACAAACAGGCATTCTATCTACTATATTAATACAAAATTCAGATGGTAGTTTTCAAATAGATTTAAGTGGTACTGGTGGAGCAAAGTATTTTACTAATAAAAATCTTGCAATGGAAATGAAAGGACATAGTTTACTGTTTTATAACTATGCAAAGTATGGAGATTACATTGGAGAACTTGGTTCTTTTATAAATAGTAGCAATTCAGCAGCAGAGATTGGTTTAGTACATGATTTTGATAGTGCTATAGCAATAATATATCCAAATAAATCGTCAAGTACAGGATATAGTAGTTATGTGAAATTCGATAAATATAATGTAATGGGGAATAAAGCACAAGCACCTATTAAAGTTTATGAAGATATAGAAATGAATAAAAACACAATTTATAATGCACGTTTAAAATCAGATAATATTCAAGAAATTTCAATAAATGGAGAAGTAATTTCTTATTTAACTAATGATGTTATGGTTGTAAGAAAAAACTTGCAAGTATTAGGTAATAAGAATTGTATTCAACAGACTAAAAATTATGGGAAAATACCATTCTATTCAACTGAGGATATTAATTCTCTATTAACAAGAACGAATGTAAATGATTGGTACGAAACAAAACTTACAAAAGACGGAACGTATAAATGTGTTGTTAAGATACCTAATTACTTAAAAGAATGTATAAATACAGATGATGAGTATATTGTGTGGATAGATAAAAAAGGATTTGGAGATTACGATTATAATACTTATCCTGGATATTTTGTTGTTATAAGTGATAAACCCATTCGATTTAGATATAAATTAGAAGGTAAGAGAAAGAATTTTGAAAATGAAGGGGAAATTAATTTGTTAAAGGAGGGATAGGATGAAAAATCTATATGAAAAGTTAAAGATCATAGATATAGATGAAGATGAACTTATAGAGCTTTATGCCATGGAAGGTGATACGGCTAGAGTTATTAATTTTCAGTTCAAAAATAAAATTAATTATATTGATTTAACTGGATGTAAAGTAAGAATTAACGCTAATACTTCTAATTACAATGTAGTTTTTAATGACTTAACCATAGTAGACGCTAAAAGAGGAATAGCACAATTAAAACTTACTACAGCAATGTTACAACCAGGAACAACAAAATATCAATTGGAAATTACAGGACAACAAGGTGAATTGAAACCTAAAATAATGAAATTAAATATTGCTCCTAGATTAAACAATGATGGTGCAATTGAGGGATCTAATGAATTTACAGCTTTTAAAGAAGCATTAAATACAATGGATCAATACGATGAAAAGCTATTAGGGTTTCAAAAAACGTTAAATTCTGAAAAAGAAAAAATAGATAAAAGTTTAATAAATCTAAATAATACAGCTGTAAAGAAAACAAATAATCTTGATAATTGCGATTTAGCTCCTAAAAAATTAATAGATTTTGATACTGGGGTTCAAGCAGATTTAATGTTTTATGTTGATGATAGTAGAAATCAACAAGGATTAACATATGCATTAGACCATTTTTATATTGGATTTGATGTTGGTTCTAATCAAGGAGATATCGTTAAATATACTAAAAGTGGTGTCAAAGTTGATTCAACTGGAAGCATTGGAATAGGTCATGCAGCAGGATTAGGATTTAGAGAAAGTAATGGGAAAATATATGTAGCAAATGGTGGAGCTTCTAATCCAACTCATGTTTATGAAGTAGATTTCAATAACAAAAGAGTTACTAGGGATATAAATTTAGAGAAATACGGAACTGCTGCATTATTAGCAATAGACAACGATAATGACAGACTTATTCTTCATACTTCTCCAGGAGGGGATAATGGAGAAATACTATTTAATATATTAGATTTTAATGGTAATTCTTTAGCTCCACAATTTAAAATTGCTAATCAAGGAGTTCCACAAGGTCTTGAATATTATAATGGCATTATGTATTACTATACTAATAATAAAATTACTTGTATTGATATAGAAAGTCATGAAATATTAGGGCATTTTAGTGTGAAAAAAGCAGGTGAAAGTGAAGGTATAACATTAGTAAAAGATGGAGCTACACCTTACCTTGCAGTTGGCTACAATGGAAGCAACAGAATATATTCAATAAGAACGAATGAAGCACAACAATTTTCAACTCCCAGTATGCTTAACCTTATGTATAGGAATAGTAATCCTTCTAAGTGTCTTGTACCTAAAATTCTTGCATTTACAATAAAACAATTAGATGGTGATCCCTCTAATAATAAATGGATATTCGAGAATTGGAATAATGGTTCAGGACAATCAGTTAAGAGTTTATTTGAAGGTGAACCTGTTACTCAAACAGATAATGACCAAATAAATTTAACTTTAAAGATACCATTCTATAGTGTAGCTTCATTTTTCGGTATACCTGATTGGGATTTAGTTAGAGAAGGAATATCTGTTTGTTTTGATATAAACGGAGATGGTAGGACTATAAGAATAGCATTTCGTAGAAATAATACTTGGCTAAAGCTTAATGAATTACCTGGAAATGCAGATGTAAGATGTTTGATAATAGGAGGCGTAGATATAAATTATTAAATTGTCTTAAAAGGAATAATATGCTATATTTTAAAAGGTGATATTTTATGACAAGAAATGCATATTATGACAACGCTAAATTTATACTTATTTTTTTAGTAGTTTTAGGACATTTATTAGAACCAAGTATAAATAAAAATGATATTACTAAAAGCATATTCACTTTTATTTATATATTTCATATGCCATGTTTTATTTTTACTACTGGTTATTTTAATAAAATAAAGAGTTGGACCGAAACTTTTAAAGAGTGTTTTAAATTCTTAATAATGTATATAATTGTACAATTATTATTTATTGGATTCACTAAGTTAATTAATGTAAATAATTATTCTTGGACTTTATTTACTCCATATTATATTTACTGGTATATATTCGCTATAGTTTTATGGAAATTTATTTTTAAAATATTCTGCAAAATAAATTTAAAGATATTATTTATATTTTCATTAATAATTGGACTAGCAATAGGATTACTAGATAATATAGGGACTCAATTAAGTTTAAGTAGAGTTTTTGTATTTTTCCCATTCTTTATTTTAGGTTACTATTATAGAGTAAATGGATTGAATATAAAAAATATTATTAAAAATAAACTGATAGCTTTAGGTATATTGATAATATCTTTTATTATTGTAGTTAGCAATATTAAAATTATAAAATATTCTTGGCTATATTGTTTTTCATCATATTCAGATTTGAAAGTAAGTCAATTTAATGGAATAATTGATAGAAGTTTCTTATATGTGGTGCAATTTATAATAATGTTTGCTGTATTTAGTTTAATACCAACAAAAAAAGAATGTTTTACAACTTTAGGAGCTAATACTTTAAGTATATATTTAGTACATGGTTTTATTGTAAAACTCATATTAAAACTAGGGTTTTATAATATATTTAATATCGGAAAGATTTTATTAATTCCAATAATAACTATAACCTCTATATTTATTATTATGATATTAAAACGGATATTAATAAATATAAGAAAATTACCTATATTAGAGTAAGGATATATCCTTACTCTTTTTGATTATAAGAAAGGAGCAATTAAATGAGAGAAATATTTATAGATGTTGTAAATGGCTCTGATAGTACAATAAAAGTTACACAAAATGATAATTTAACAGGATCATATAAATTAATCATAACTGAAAATAGCAGACGATTAGATTTAACAGATAAGAATATTAAATTTGCCTTTGTTAAAAGTGATAGCCATCTTGGAGATATTATAGAAGATTTAAGAGTAAGCAATCCAATACAAGGCGAAATAGATTTTCCTATTACAAATCGAATAACTAAAGTAGATGGATTATATAGCTGTGGGATTGCAATATATAATTCTACTGGCTATTTAGAACATACTGGTACATTTAATTTATATGTTAGAGAAAATATATTCGAGAAAGTTAGTGGAGAGCTTTTAGAAAATAGTGCTTATAAAGAGTTAATGTCTTTATTAGATAAAGCTACAAATTTAAATGCAGAACTTAATCCTTTAGTAACTAATGGTACTGCCCTAAAGAATGATTTAGAAAATGATATAAATAAAGCTAATAACTTAAAGAATGATTTAGAAATTAATACTAATAGAGCTACTGCAATAAATGATACTTTAGTTAAAAATACAGCTACTGCAGAAGAAAAAAATACAACACTTAATAATAGTTTAAATGAAACAAAGAAATATATTGAAAACTTAGATGGAAGTCAAAATCTACCTCAAATGAGAGATGATATAACTGTATTACAGAATGGACTTAAGAGCAATCAAGAACTAGCATATGAGGGACAATCCTTAAAATGTGAAAATACACTAGATGGAAGAATAGAAGATATTGTTTTAGAAGGTATTACTTATCAAAATTTATTAAAATTTCAAAAAGATAGTTTTATAATTCGCTCTAATGGCACAAATACCAATATATCAAGTAAAACCATCTTATTAAATAAAAAACTAAAACCTAGCACAACATATACTTTAGTGTATACTGTAAAGCAAAATGTTAGAAATAATAACATTAATATAGGTGGAAATGCAACTTTTATTGATGCAGGATTAATAAAAACTGTTGGCACAAATAAAACTAGATTTACAACTAAATCAGAGAATGTAGATGACTCTAGAAATTTAGGTATCACTATTTATATATTTAATACATCATCTACTGATAATCTAATAGAAATGTGCGAAGTCTATTTATTAGAAGGTGATTATACTAACAAATACATTCCTAGCTACTTTGAAGGAATTAAATCTGTTGGAGAAGCAGAAGAAAATAAAGTTAATACATTATCATGTGGAAAGAATTTATGTGCACATTTAGAAAGCGGAGGCACAAATGGTACAGATAGGGATTTTGGTATTGATTATAATAATCCAGCTTATATAAGGTCTAATTATATAAATGTTGAAGGAATGGATTATTTAGCTTGTAATGTTACAAATGATAAAAATAGTTCTATTCGATTTAATGTATATTGTTTTTATGATTCTAATAAAAAAGGTATTAAGCCTTATTTATATTCTAAAGCAGGTAAAGTTCCTGAGAATGCTAAATACTGTAGAGTCGAAATAACAACTAATGGTTCAAAAGAAGATATAAGTTCTTATATAGATACTACTAAATGTATTGTAATTCAAGATAAAATAATACCTAATATATTTGAACCTTATAAATCTGATAAAAGAGAACTTAAGTTACCATTTTCAGACGGTTTAAAAGGACTACCTAACGGGGTAAAAGACCTAATCTATAACAAAGATGATGGTTGTTATGTAAAACAAAGGATAGATAAAAAACTATTTAATGGTGGAGTAGATGAAAATTGGTATTTATCAGGTGTTGAGAATGAAGGATATATTACTTTTCACACAGCTCAAAAATTAGGCGGGACTAATGGATGTAGTAACTTATTTAATCTTAATCCTGAGACATATAATAGTACACACAAAGGTGAGGGTTTTTATCCTAGCACTCAATATAACGTTATTTACTTTAAAATAGCTAAAAATAAATTAGAAACACAAGATGTAGCAGGTTTTAAAAAGTGGTTACAAGCTAATCCTGTAGAAGTTTATTATGAACTTGCTGAACCAGTAGAAACTAAAATATCTGATACAAAACTAAGTTTAGATACTTACAATGCTTTAACTTATGTATTTTCTAATAATGCTATAAGTCCAAATATAAAAATGAAAGTAGCAAGTAATTTAGGTTCAATAATACAACAAAATGCTAAGTCTATTAATGATATATATAAATTAATAGATGAAGTCTTAATACCTCAAATAGCTACAAATACAGCTGATATAGCAATATCAAAATTAAAATAAAAGAAAGAAGGAAATAAACAATGAACACAATTTATGAATTATTAAAAAGAATGATTAGCACAGGAAATTACCAAAAGGAAGATATGCAAAATAAACTTAATGTTTTCTTTATGGTAAATCAAATTACACAAGAGCAGTACTTAGAACTAACTGGATTAATTACTCCAAAACCTACACCAGTACAACCAACAGAAACAGTTAATCAACAATAAAATATAAGGGCAATATTAGAGGACTTTAGATAGTCTTTTTTTATTGCCTAAAAATAAACTCTAGGAAGGTGAGGACAAAATGAAATGAATGAAGAATTAAATAATCATATTTTAGAGGTACATGATAAAAGATTAAACGATCATGCAAGTAGATTAGATAAATTAGAACAAGGACAAGCAGAATTTAGAATACAAATACAAAATTTATGTAAAAGTATAGAAAGCCTTACAGGAGTTCTTAAATGGGCATTAGGTCTATTTGCAGGTAGCCTAGTAGGATTTTTCTTTTGGGCAATACAAAATAATTTATTTAAATAATTAAGAAAGAAGGAATTAAAATGGATAAAATTTTAGACCCAATATTAAGTGCTGTAGCTATAGGAGTAGTAGGAATATTAGTAGCAATAATTAAAAGTGTAGGAGATGTATTTATAGAATATATAGGCAAGAAAAAGCAAGTAGTAGAACAAAGGTTACAACTAGATAAACATGTAGAAGAAGTAGAAACAGCTAAGCAAGTGTGGAATATAATAGAAGAAAAATATAGAATTACAGATAATATTAAAGATTTAGCTAAATCTAAAGCAGATGAATTTGATAAGTTATTGTTAGAAAAAATACCATATTTAACAAAAGATGAAGTTAATCAATTACGCCAAGCATTAGCAGGAGAAATAAATAAAGGTAAAGCTATGCTAAATGAAGATAACTTAAAACAACAAGCAACAGAATTAGTAAATAAAAATAATGCTTTAGAAAATGAAAATGCAACACTTAAAAATAAATTAGCAGCAATATCAAATTTTGTACCAACAGAACAACAATAAAAGTTGCTCTTTTAGGTTATAGAAATAAAATATGCGACCGACAGTAATGTCGGTATCAAGAAAGAAGGAATGTTAAATGTTAAAAGGAATAGACGTATCAGAACATCAAGGAGTTATAGATTGGAATAAAGTTAAAGATCATGTAGACTTTGCAATTTTAAGAGCAGGTTGGGGAAACAACCATATTGATAAGCAATTTATAAGAAATATTAAAGAATGTAACAGATTAAACATACCTTGCGGAGCTTACTGGTTTAGTTATGCTTTAAATGCTGATATGGCTAAAAGAGAAGCAAGATTCTTATTAGATGCAGTAAAAAGTTATAGAATAGAATATCCACTTTTCTGTGATTGGGAAGGTGATTCTAAAAGATATGCAGAACAAGAAGGTATAAATATTACAAAAAGGCTTTGTACAGACATAGCAAAGGCTTTTTTAAGTGAAATAGAAGGTGCTGGATATTGGGCTTCAAATTATGCAAATCCAAACTTTATAAATAATTATTTCTATCAAAGTGAGTTAGAAAGATATTCTTTATGGTTAGCTTGGTATGGAGCAAAAGAAAGTCAAGCTAAGTCTTATGGTTGTGAAATGTGGCAGTTTACTGAAAGTGGAAGTATACCAGGAATAGGTACAAATTCAGTTGATATAAATTACGATTATAGAAACTTTGAAAAGGCTATAAGAGATAAAGGATTAAATAGATTAGATAATAGTAAGCCAGTTTCAAGACCTTCTAAGACAAGCTATAAATTAGTGCCTCAAACTGGAACTTGTACTATTGTTGTAAATAAGCTAAATATAAGAGAAGAACCTTCAACAGATTCTGATATAGTAGGGGCTTATTATGAAGATGAACAAGTATCTTATGATTACTACGTTGATAACGAAGGCTACAGATGGATATCATGGATAGGTGCTAGTGGAAAACGTAGATATATGGCTGTAAGAGTTTTAGATACTAATAAAAGATATGGTAAATGTGTTTAGAAAGTAATTTATAAAAAATTATATTAACTAGAAAGTAAATTTGCAACTTATTTTACTTTCTAGTTATAATTTAAAATTAATATTTTTAATAAAAATTATTTATATTCTTATACATATATATTATATTTAAAATTTCTCTAATGATAATTAATATAATATATACACATGTTAAAAAGGTCATTTTATCACCCCCTTTTTCTTATATTGTTATATCATCAGATTTTAAAATAGTACAATTAGCATATTAAATTTAATATAAATTAAAAAAAGAGCTGTAGGGATTAAGTTCCTTACAGCTCTTTTTTAGTTTTCTAATTTTGAGCAAAAAGTAATTTATACGGATATTAATATTAAATAAACTTAGAAGTTAATTTATGCCTATATTATAAAATGAAATTTAAAATGAGAACAGAGTTGAAAAAACACTTTAGAAAAAAGTTTACAGAGATTAAATTAATTATTAGACAATGAATATAATTAACATATTAGCAAGAAGATGTAGAAAGTATTATATAGTAAATAAATTTTTATTATAGAAAAATTTGCTAGAAATACTTATTCATAATATAATTATTATTAATTATTTAAGGAGAGAGGAAAGTATAATGCAATCAGAATGGGATATTAATAGGTTATTTAAAGGAAAAGAAAATACTAAAAGTAAATTTATAAAAAAGATTTCTTGTGATGCAATTATTGAATATATAGGAAAAGAAAATATTAATAGTTTTAAAAAAATTTTAAATAATGAAGTCTTTTTAAAAATAAATGGTGATTTAAACCCTTGGGATTATATTAAATTGTGCTATTTTTCAATTAATGTTTCAAGTGATTATAGAGATAATAAAATTAATGATAAAAAATATAAAGAAATAGTAAATGAATTTAGAAAAAATATTAATGAAATTGATAGTAATTTTTTTGAATTAGATAATATTAATGATGATTTAAAAGCATTAGCAATATTATATGGTCATTCACAAGAAGAGTTTTGGTATCAAAATCTATTTAAATTAATAGAAATGTATAATAGAAATAAATTTATTTTTGAAAAAGCAACTGTTAAAAGAAATAAATATAATGATATTAATAATAATTCTAAGAATAATATAAATATTAATGATATACTAAAAAAAGAAGTAGGTTGTAATACAAACCAATTTTTTAATATTATAATAGCAATACAGTTTTATGTATTAAAATTTGAAACACCTATAATTTGTATAAAAGATTTAAAATCAATATTAGAAGAAGCTAATCTTAATATAGATGAGAAAACACTATATAATTTTTTGAATTATTATACTTGTAATTATGAAGAAATTAGAAACTCTAAATTAATTTATAATATATTTTATATAAAGCCTTTTATAAAAACAAATACTAATAAATTAATTTTGCTAGATATAAACATATTATATAAAACATTATCAGAAGGTGAATACTGGATAATAAGAAATCATTTTTTTAAATTAAGCAGTCAACAGTTTACTAATGAATTTGGTGAATACTTCGAAATCTATGTTAATGAAATATTAAATTGTTATTTAGATAAAAGTCAGTATTACAGAGCAGATGTTTTAAGTAATTGTGGAAAAAATAATAAGATAGCTGATTGGATAATTGAAAGTAAAAAGTATAATCTAATTATTGAACAAAAAAGTACCATAATTAGCAAACTTGCAAAACATATGTATCCAGATATGAATATTTTAACAAAGCAGGTAAAATTTCATGCAAAACAATCTTATGAACAATTAAATAATACAGAAAAATTATTGAATAAAAATAAAAAAATAATAAAGTTTGTTTTATTATATGATGATTGTAAATGTACAACCTTATTAGAAGAATGTATTTTTAACTTTAGAGAGAACAATGAATTAGATAAAAATACATATATAATAACTATAGATGCATTTGAGCGACTTATTTATATTTTAGGAGAAGATAGTGAATTATTTGATAACATATTGGATGAAATAAGGAGTGATAGAGAAAATAATGTACCTTTAGGAGGAAGGAGTGATATTGAATTAAGATTAGATAAAAAAGGTATAAAGAATGATTTTTTATTGAATAAACATAATTTTTATAAATTAAATTTGAAGGCTTTTGGTAATAGATATAAAAATTAATAATTTTTAATATATAAATGAAAAACTATAATTATTGTATTAAAAAAGAGCTGTATGATACAGCTCTTTTTGTTGTTTTCTAATTTGTTTATGTAAGTACAGTAACTTGATAAATATTACTACGCTTAAATTATAAAATAAGAAATGGTATTATTGCAATCATAATAGTAATAAAAAATAATATTGTTATTAATTCTATTTTTATATAACTCTGTTTCTTCATATATATAATACTTTCCATATAGATATATTTTATACATATTTTATTTACAAATTTCTATTTACTATATGGTAAAATATTCTTGTATATCAATTAAGGGGGAATACATATGAAGGTAGGAATAAGGACACCTAGTATTAAAAAGTCAGTAAGTGCTAGAACTACTGGAAGAGCAAAAAGACAGATTAAAAAAGCTATAAATCCAGCATACGGTAAAAAGGGTATGGGGTGGATTAATGATCCCAAGAAAGCTGCTTATAATAAAGTCTATAATAAAACTACAGTATCAGCTAAAGATTTTTTAGAAGATAATAATAGTAGTTACGATAGTAATAGTAATGCTGATGGTTCTTTTATAGGAGCTATAGGTGGTATTTTTAGTATTATAGGAAATATAATAATGTTACTATTTTATTTAGCTCAAGTGTTGTTTTATGGAGCATTATTAATTGGAATGTTTTATATTATATTTAAAATAATATTTTAATAAGGGGGATTACTAATGAAAAAAATAATAAGTATTTTATTAACTATACTAGTAACATTATCTTTATTTGTAGGATGTGGTACTAAAACAGAAGAGTTAAAAGAACCTACTTTAGATAAAAATATAACTTTTGGGGATTTGAAGTTAGATTATAGTAAGTATACTTTAGAAACGAAAGGAAAACAAAAGACTTTAAAAGTTGAATTAACATATAAGGCCAATGTAATGATAGTTGGTAAAGTAGAGAAAATTAGGAATACAATTGTTAGAGAATTTGGAGATAAAGTTGATGAAATAAAACTTAATATAAAACAATTCAAGCCAATTGATGGAGTCGAATATACTTATAAAGATGGTAAATGGGATAAACCAGTAGAGTAAAGGATATTAAAATAAATTTTATATAATAAAAGACCGGTTATAAATTATAACCGGTCTTTTTCTTTTTTGCATTTTTTACAAGAACAAGGAATTAAATCTTTAATGCATACATCTAAAGCTTTAGCAATTTTTATAAGTAAAGATACTCTTATATCATATTTTTTATCTTCTATTTCACTTAAAAAGTTTTGGCTTATTCCAACTTTAAGAGCTAATTTGGATTGAGTAATATTTTTTTTAGTTCTTAAATATTTTATTTTTTCCCTGTACACATATATCACCATTCTTTATTATAGTAATTTAAAGCTCCTAAAGATACAGGAAAGTTATGTAAAGTTACATAAAGTGACATAACCTTATGTTTCTTGTTATAACCTTAAAGCAAAAATATAATTTTATTATATTTAAATTTAAGGGGAGATTTATAGATGTTAGTCCACAGAATAAGAATAAGCAATAGTATAGATAAGAATTTGTATAATAAATTAAAAAAACTAAGTGAAGATACAAGAATACCAATGAGCAGATTGCTTGATGAAGCAATAGAAGATTTATTAAAAAAACGTAAATAA